GATCGCTTCAGCGCGACGCAGTGGTGTCAGCAGGTCGATGGCAATCGGGTTCATGCGGACACGAACGGCGCCGAACTCGCCGAACCCTGCGACGCCGGCGTTGGTGTTGCGCTGCTGGTAGATGTCTTTGGCGACGATGTAGGTCGCCTCCTGCACTCGGTACGGGGTCGAAGCCCAGCCCCAGGTGGCGGTGACGACGATGCGAGCCTTGCTGTCGTCCCAGAACCAGACGGAGCCGTATCGGCGGATACGGTCGTACGGTCGGCTGTCACCGGCCGGTGTGATCCCGTTGAGGGGTTCCAGCTGGTAGGTGCTGGTGTCAAGCGTCAGGTTCATTTCCACGATCGACGTCACCGAAGTGCAATCGTGGATCGGCAGCACTTTGGCGCCTCGAGTTGCGGGACTGTAGGACCGTGCCGATGCGGCACCGGCGACGTAGAAAGTGCGGCCGCAAAAGTTGTTGATCAACATTTCGGCCGAATCGAGGGCGAGCTGCAGGACCGTGTCGTCGGACGCGGTGATCTCGTTGCGTGCGTAGTCCTTGAACTGTGCCAGCGTCACATAGCTCGACATCGGTCAGCCTTTCTCAGACGGTGCGGGTGCGACGCTTGACTGTTGCGGTTTCGGCCGGTTCGACCGATGCGGTTTCGATGACCGGTGCGCTGTTGCGAATGGCGATCTTTTCGATCTCGGTCCAGCCGTTGTTGCGTGCGGTCGCTGCGAGCGACTCCCAGGTGGTGACACCGGAGTCGACGACGGCCTTGTAGTGCGCTTCGAGTTCCTCGGGGGGCATTGCTGTCTCCTGTTGTTGGCACGGCAACAGGGCCGGCACCCGAAGGTGCCGACCCTGTGTCCGTTGGGGGATGCTTCAGGTCAGAAGCTGGGGGCCACGAGGCCGAACGTGGCGGTGCTGTCCACGCCGCCCACCTTGCCGAAGGCGGTGGGGTAACGGCCGGCCGAGAAGGCGGCGTAGCCGTAGACGGCGAGGGTCGTGGTGAGCTGGTTGCCCAACGTCTGCTCGAAGCGAAGCATCCGGGGCATCCCGTCGCCTTCCTCGTACAGGAGTGCCTGGTTGAAGTCGCCCACGAGGACGATGTCCTCGGTGTTGGTGCCGATGTTGGTCGGCATGTTCGGGTCGACGATGACCGGCAGGCCCTGCAGGGTGCCGACGACGCGTGCGAGCGTGGTCGACACCTGGCTGCCTTCGCCGCCGTCGGCCGAGGAGCCGGTGGCGTTGAGCAGGATGGCGTTGTACGGACCCTGCGCGGTCGGGATGACGATCGGACGGTTCGACGAGTCGACCAGACCGTTGAGCCAGCCCCAGCGGCGGGGAGCCATCACGATGTAGCCGGGCGAGACCTGTGCACCAGCGCCGCTGACACCGGCGACCTGACCGGCCACCTTCAGCGAGAAGTTGGCGGCGGCGGGCACAGCGGCGAACGCGGTGGCGGCACCGATGGAACCGGTGTTGATGATGCCGGTCATCTGGTTGCTGGAACCCGAGCCGTTGAGCACCTGACGGTCGAGTTCGGCGTGGTAGGCGCCGGCGAGGTCGAGGTAGATGAGCTCGTCGAGGCCGGGCATTCCACGCTCCAGCGACTGGCGGGACATTTGCTGCTGACCAGCGATGGTGACCACCGGGATGCTCAGGTTGGCCCACACCTCATCGGTGTTGCTGGCTGCGTTGTTTTCAGTTGCCTGCGACGCTGCGCTGGCGCCGGTGGTGCCACGCGGGATGTACAGCGTCATGCCCTGCGAAGGGAGCGGCAGGTGACGGCAGATGTTGGCGGTCGGACGGCCGTTGCGGAGTACGACGGCGGCGGCGTCCACCAGGTACTGAGGGACGACGAGGCCGGCGAAGCCGGAAGTCGCGACCGCACGGGTCTCGCGGGGGATGAACTCGTTTTCGACGCGCACCTCGTTGAGGTGACGCTCCAGACGCTGGCGAGCGTTGAAGTCGCCGATCTGTGCCTGGAATGCGTCGGCGAAGAACGAGGTCTCACCGGCGACGTTCTTGGCGCGGGTGTAGGTGCGCTCCTCGCGACGGATCACGGCGCCACCGATGACGGGCTTGGCCTTGCGGGACTCGATGAGCTCGAGGTCGGCGATGCGCTCGTCGAGGACGGCGCCGCCGGTCTTGGCTGCGGTGATGATCTCCCACTCGTCGGTGGTGAGGTCACGGTTCTCGCCCTCGGCAGCGGCGATGAGTGCCTCTGCGGGCGCGTTGATCTTGGCGCGCTCTTCGCGCACCTTCTCAAGAAGGGACATGGTTGGTTTCTCCTGGGGAGTCGTTGGGTGGGGGGTGTCGGCGTGGTGACGCGACGCCTGGTGGCCCTGATGGCTCCGAGGCGGGTTCCGGCTCCGAGGGGTTAGAGGCCGAGCAGTGCTCGGGCTTCGGCGACGCTGTACATGCGTGCCGGTTCGCTTGCCACGGCGACGGGGTCGGTGGCGGGGGCGATGGGTGTGCCGCAGGACGGGCAGTAGTTGGCGCCGTCGGGGCATTCTGCGCCGCAACTGGGGCACAGTTCTTCGGCGTCGTCGGCTTCGTCCTCGACGCTGTTGTCGGTCACGTTGGACACGGTGACGTCGCCCTCAAGGGCGATGACGGTGACCTCTCGCAGCTGGTCGGGGTTGAGGCTGCGCAACAAGACGAGCGCACGATCCATGTCACGGTCACCGGTCAGGCCGACCGATGTGGCCTCATACCAGGGGTACGTGACCACACTGACGTCGTAGAGGACGCAGTCGGTGATCTCGCGCACGCTGGCGTTCTTCTTGACCGGTGACAGGTCGGCAAACGCGAACGACATCTGATCAATGTCGCCACGGTTCATGGCGGACACCAGCTCTTGCACGGTCGGGTTGGCCAGGTCGAGCGACGGTGCGTCAACGAGGAGGCCACGCTGGTCGACCGACAGGGTCATGGTGCCGGCCTTGGTGGACGCCATCGGGATGCCGTCGTGGTTCACCAGGAGGCGCACGTTGTCGCGCTGCTTTAAGGTGGTGTTGAACGCCGAGGCGCGCACGACTTCGCCGTGGGCTTCGCTGTCGAACACGGCCGCGTAGCCGCGCAGGCCGACGGTGCCGTCTGCGTTGCTGCGAACCTCGATGTCGGCGTTGAACATGCGCCGTTCGATCGGTTTCTTGGATGCACTCATGGAGCCTCCTAGATGAGAAGGAGAAGGTCTTCGTCGTCACGTTCGGCGTGTTCCCAGCCGGCGACGATGAGGTTGAACTGATAGTGATCGTCAAGACGGGTGATGTCAGCCGTGGCGGCGATCAGGTCGTGGATGACGCCGATGCTGGTGGCCACATCGGACTGGTTGCGTGTGGCTACGAACCCGCTGATCCGTTGGTGGGGTGGTAAGGGGTTGACAAACCCACGTTCCGGGCTCGAGCCACCTTGGTTCGGGTCGATGACGGCGCCGTACCCGGTGGCGATGTCATTGGCGTTGATGGTGGTGCTGGTGCCGGTCAGCGGTGACGACACCGCGCCAGTTGCGGTGCTGGTGTCGTTGTTGTTGGTACGGGCGACAGTGCCGGAGGTGGTGATCGAACCGGCTGCAACGGTTGCGTCGTTGTTGTTGGTGGTAACCGACGTGCCGGTGACACTGCTGGCGGTAACTGATCCGGATGCGATGCCGGTGTCATTGGCGTTGATGGTGGCCGAGCTGCCCGAACTGGTGACGTTGCCCGACGCAGTGCTGGTGTCGTTGTTGTTGGTGCGGGCGACAGTGCCCGAGGTGGTGACGCTGCCGGTGGCGGTGCTGGTGTCGTTTGCGTTGGTACGTGCGACCGTGCCAGAAGTCGTGACGCTGCCGGTGGCGGTGCTGGTGTCGTTGGCGTTGGTGCGAGCAACCGTGCCGGTGATGCCTGCTGCGCCACCGGATTTCAGTAGCAGCAACAACGACATATCAAATCCTGCTTGTCAGGGGAGGCGGCTGCAGAAGTTGTCGCTGATCTCGGACGACGGGCTCACGACGGCTGGACACGGTCATTCCCGACGCAGTGCCGACTGCAGACCTCGTCATTGTCAGACCCGACGCGTAGCTGTACGTCGGCGGGTTGGTGGTCATGTCGTAGGTGGTTGACACGGTGCCAGTCCGTCCGGGAAACCAGTTGGGTCGAGGTGTATCGCCACGCCAAAGAGGGTTGACGAGGCGTTGCTCAATGAGGGTTTGTTCGGCGCTGGTGATGACGCCACCGGTAGCGACAGGGATGCCGAACTGGTAGCTGGTTGAGATTGTGGAGTTGATGATGTGAACGGTGCCGATGTCGCCTTGGAACGAATCAGTACCGGTCGTGCTGCTATTGCCGACGACGCTGAGGTTGCTGGATGTCAAGCCGGTTGTGGGTGCAGTGTTCTGCACTACCGTCATCGGGGTCGGTGGTGTTTGAGCGTCACCCAACCACATCACCCAAGCGACTGCTGGTGTTGACACCACGCTGTAAGCGCCGGCGATGAACCACCACTTGTCGGTTTGGATGCCACTCGGGAATACGTTTGCATCGGCGGTTGCCGTCCACAGGCCGGACACTGTGGTGCAACTGTTCATTTGCAGCGTGCTGGTCGTGGTGCCGACTTTGATGCCGT